GTTGTCACTTAAGCGTATGGTCAACCTGACAACCCGGTGTCCTCAACGGGGAAGGAATAACCCCGCCATACTTACCGCCGCGCCATTTCGCGGAGTGTCACAACCGGAAGCGCACGGTCGACGAAAATTTAACGACAGGCTATCTATGAACCAGCTACCTCGCCGTGCGCTTTCGCGTTATGGTCTGACTTTTCATGGAAATATCCTTTCAGTAAACTGTCAGTGCCGGATTCTCACCCGTGTCCGGCGCACGCACTCCATCTGACCCGTGGAGAACTCCTTAATTACCAACCCTCAGGAGGGTGAAATGACTAGTAAAAATGTAAATATCCAGTTTAACCACGATGTTTCTCCTGCTGGACTTGCGGATGAACTCACTGCTATAAAAACGGCAATTATGCTACTTGCTGCTAAGTTGCCAGCAGCATCACAACCATCAGATATTTGTGACTCATTACGTAAGATGAATTCAACAAAATGCAACGAGATGGCATCACTTATTGAAATAGCTATTGATTTTAATGATTAATCGAAATCTCATGGCTAACTGTAACACTCCCGTCTGTGGCGGGATGCTTTAAATCACAGGAATTAATGCTTCTTGTTGCGAAGTAATTTTCAATGGGGTTCATTCGAATCCCTTTCTGTTTCATTAACAAGCCAAATCCCTTATCAATGATGTCCATTAATTCCAAGAAGTATTTTTTATGTAAATCCTGGTTATCAGAGAGTTGCTTCTCTTCGTACAGTCCGATAAAGGCACGACGCACGTTACCGGATATATTATCGATGGTTTCTTTTTCTACGGTACTCAGGTCAAGAGTCGCCAGTTGAGAGCGAACCACATTCGATGCCATTTCCTGGAATGGTACTGGTAAATCTTTAAATTCCATCGTCAACCTCATCAGTCAGTGTTTCTGGTTAACCAGCGACGCGCGCCAGCTTCAGTTTTAAACGTTTTGCTTCTGGTATACGTCATCGCGGTGAACGCGCCGTCCTGGTTTGGAAACACGCCACATACCAGAGATTCGTTGTTGCCAAGATCGATAGTATCCATGCTGACCTCATTTCCCCTTAACGCTGGGGTAGCGGAACAAAAACCTGCTGCATAGTTATTAAAGTTGAACCCTGCCGTCATGTTCTTACGCCTCGGGCTGGCTACTTAACCCCTGACCACTGCCTGGTAACTCGAAGTATTGCCCTGCATTCTGTGGGGCGGGGTGGGTTTATGGATACAATTTACAAATTAAAATTTAACTGGTCAACATGTTTATTATTAAATTTGTAATTGCGAGCTGTTGCATCAGTCCCAAAATGGGACTACTATACAGTTATGAAGATTATCTCAGTTAAAACACTCAGGGATTTTTGGGCGGAGAATCCTGATGCAGAACAACCGCTAAGGGCATGGGTGGATGAGGCGGCAAAAGCTGACTGGAAAAGCCCAGCAGACATTAAGGCACAATACCGAACGGCCAGTATATTGAAAAACCGGCGCGTGGTATTCAACATAAAAGGTAATCATTACCGTTTAATTGTTGCAATTGCGTATCAGCGAGGATGGGTATTTGTTAAATTCATCGGAAACCACAAGGAATACGATACTATTGATGCTGATACCATCGAACTGGAGTAAGCATGAACATCAAACCTATTCGTACAGAGCAAGATTATGAAGCCGCGTTGCGTGCTGTTGAACCCATGTTCGACAATGAGCCCGAAATTGACACGCCTGAGGGGGATTTTTTTGAGGTGATGTGTTTGCTAATAGAGGAATATGAAAAAAAACATTATCCCATTGAGCCACCATCCCCAATTGAAGCTATAAGATTTCGCATGGAACAGCAGGGGCTGACTGTGAAAGATTTGGAACCCGCAATTGGGAAAAAAAATCGGGTTTATGAGGTGTTGAATGGTACCAGAAGCCTTACGTTACCAATGATTCGCCGTCTTCATAATCAATTTGGTATCCCCCTGGAAAGCCTGGTTGGATTATAAAATCTGCTAGTCATTTGCCTGATGCTCGTTCCAGAAAAGGAATGCATCAGGCAGTTTTGTTTTTCTGCCGCAGTAACTCTTCAAGTTTCCGTTTATAGAAATCGCGTTTTTGCTCCATATCACGAATGATCTGCTCTGCGTCGCTTTGAGGTAACTCATCTAAAAGCGATATGATTTTTCGTTGTTGTTCTGTAAGTTGCGGTTGGTTGTCATTACTGGATACAGCCATTTTATCGCCGAGAGTTTCTTCTTCCATAAAGAACCAATGGACGGGATGTTGTGAGAGCTCTGCTAATTTTTCCAGTTTATCCATTCTTGGCATCACGCCTTTCAACCAACCTTGCACGGATTGGGGTTTTACACCAAGACGTCTTCCCAGCTCTGACTGGTTTATATTCAATTCCTGCAACACCTGCTGAAGGCGTTTTACAAAGATCATCACCACCCCTCGTAAACTAGTTCCGCGATCCTACAGAAAAAATTGATAAGTGGCATTACAAATAGAAGTTGAAATTTAAATTTAAATTTGTAATTATCGGTGTCATCGTAAAGTTCGGAGGGAAACATGCAAAAAAGTACTCAAGTGAAAATCCTGTCAATAATGAGCCAATCAGAATTAGGGCGTCGTCTTGGTAAAACACCGCAAACCATAAGTGGGTGGTTTAAAAAACGAGTGCCAGCGGAGGAGGTTATACCAGCATGTGAGGCGCTTGACTGGGGAGTAACTCCGCATGAATTGCGCCCTGATAAATACCCTAATCCAACCGATGGTTTACCTGTTGAGTATCAGGCTAACGCACAAGCAGCGGCGGGAGTTGATTCATGAAAATCAAGCATGAACACATCCGCATGGCGATGAATGTCTGGGCGCATCCGGACGGCGAAAAAGTGCCGGCTGCGAAAATTACCAAAGCGTATTTCGAGCTGGGAATGACGTTCCCGGAACTGTATGACGACAGCCATCCGGAAGCCCTGGCCCGTAATACCCAGAAAATTTTCCGTTGGCTGGATAAAGACACCCCTGATGCTGTTGAAAAAATGCAGGCTCTGTTACCGGCGATCGAAAAGGCGATGCCGCCTTTGCTGGTGGCCCGTATGCGCAGCCACAGTTCTGAATATTACCGTGAGATCGTCGAACGGAGGGATCGGCTGGTGAAGGATGTCGATGATTTTGTTGCGTCAGCGGTTGTTTTGTATGACCAGATGAATCGCGGCGGCCCGGCAGGGAATGCTGTGGTGATGCACTAAAAGCACGGTGTTCGGGGGTTTTATGAGCAGCAAGCTTCATGGTCTTGTCTGGGAAGGGTGCGCCTTCACCGGCATGATCTTATCCAGGGTGGCGGTTATGGCCCGTCTTGCAGACTACAGCAATGACGAGGGCGTGTCATGGCCTGCCATTGAAACTATCCGGCGTCAGATCGGTGCAAGAAGTGAATCCACAGTGAAATCGGCTATTGCAGAACTGGCGAAAGAGGGCTGGCTGACGAAGGAAGAGCGTAAGGTCGGTGGGCGTAATGTAAGCAATATCTATCGGCTTAATGTGGAAAAACTCGAAGCAGCTGCGGCGGCGGCGCGTGAGTCATATAAACCGAAAAGAAAAATTAGCCCGGCAAAAAATGACCCGTTAACAGTTGACCCGTCAAATATTGACCCCTCAACGGTTGACCCGTCAAATTTTGATGGATCAACTGTTGATAAAAAACTGCCGATTAGGGGGCCGATGATTGACCCCGATCCGTCAGTATTAAAACCTGATCCGTCAGATAAAAGATCTTCTTGTCCGGACGCTTCGCAACCGGACCCGCAGACGGCTGAACAGGATTTTTTAACCCGACACCCTGACGCGGTTGTGTTCAGTGCGAAAAAACGCCAGTGGGGAAGTCAGGAAGATTTGGTGTGCGCACAGTGGATCTGGGGACGAATCGTGAGTCTTTACGAGCAGGCGGCCAGCTATGATGGCGAGATCACTAGACCGAAAGAACCCAACTGGACAGCATGGGCCAATGACGTTCGCACAATGCGGATGCTGGATGGCAGAACTCACAGACAAATTTGTGAAATGTTTGGGCGTCTCCAGCGGGATTCGTTCTGGGTAAAAAACATCATGAGTCCGGCAAAACTCCGGGAAAAATGGGATGAACTGGTTATCCGCCTGGGGCGTTCGCCTGCGCAGCGTTGCGTGAATCACATTTCTGAACCGGACACTGAAATACCGCCGGGATTCAGGGGGTGACGTGTCATGAAAAACATTGCGGCAGTTGGGGTTCTTGAACGTATTCGCAGACTTGCACCACAGGGGGCGGTTCCACCGTACCGGACGGTGGAGGAGTGGCGGGAATGGCAACTTGCTGAAGGACGAAAACGCAGCGAGGAGATTAACCGCCAGAATCGCCAGTTGCGGGTGGAAAAAATCCTGAATCGTTCGGGCATCCAGCCTCTGCACAGCAAATGCTCGTTTGCAAATTATCAGGTGCAGAACGACGGGCAAAAATACGCGCTGAGCCAGGCCAAATCCATAGCTGACGAACTGATGACCGGGTGCACGAATTTTGTGTTCAGCGGTAAAACCGGCACCGGGAAAAATCACCTTGCAGCGGCGATGGGTAACCGGCTGATGGCGAAGGGGCGCAGCGTGATTATCGTCACCGTGTCTGATGTCATGAGCGTGTTGCATGACAGCTACGACAACGGCAAATCCGGGGAAAAATTTTTACAGGAGCTTTGCGGGGTTGATTTGCTGGTCCTGGATGAAATAGGCGTTCAGCGGGAGACGAAAAACGAGCAGGTGGTATTACACCAGATAATTGATCGCCGGACAGCATCACTGTGCAGTGTCGGGATGTTAACAAACCTGAATCATGCCGCAATGAGCACGCTTCTTGGTGAGAGGATTATGGACCGGATGACCATGAGCGGTGGTCGATGGGTGACGTTTAACTGGGATAGCTGGCGTCCAAATGTCAGCAATATGAGGGTTGTGAAGTAATTTTGTCCGGAGGAAATTTTAATGGAAACCGTATCTGACGCACTGAAAGCACTGAAAAAAGCCTCTTCACATGTGGTGGCAGCTCGCCTTGGAATCAGTCGTGAAGAGGCTGTCAACGAGCTGTGGGAACTCAAAAGAAATGGCGTCGTTGATAAAACTGGTCACACCTGGTTTCTGGCTGGCGAAGGTGAATCCCTGGTAACCGAAGAGCTGCCAGTAAAATCTGAAGCACAGGATATGCTGACCGGGGAGGTCGAACAAAAAGTTACCGCAGACATGATGATTGAGTTTATCGGTCAGGATGGGGCTAAAACGTGTGAGGAACTGGCGGGTAAGTTCGGCGTCAGTACTCGCAAGGTTGCTTCCACGCTGGCGGTGGTAACCGCAACGGGGCGGCTGGCACGCGTTAATCAGAGCGGTAAATTTTGTTACTGCATGCCGGGCGATAATTTACCAGCAGAGTCGAAAGCCGCGCTGGTAACGGAAAATGATGGTAAGGCCTTTCCTCAGCCAGCAGGTGCTGCGTTACCAGTCCGGGAAGCCGCAACACAGGAAGAAATTAAAACAGAAACTGTGGCGGACATTGTGCAGTCGTTGCCATCGTTTACCGAAACGCAAGCAGATGAGCTGATTTTTCCGTCCCTGCGCAGGGCAAACCTGGCGCTGCGCAGGGCGAAAAGTGATGTTCAGAAGTGGGAGCGAATCTGCGCCGCGCTGCGGGAGCTGAACAAGCACCGGGATATTGTTCGACAGATTACTGATTCTTCCCGCCGTGTTGTATCGGAAAAGTGATTGCCGAAGGCGCTTATGGCAAAAGTATTTACACAAGAAGAGCGAGAAAAAATTAAAGGGCAGGTTGTTGAGCTAGTACGCCGGAGTGGGCGCGAGACGTTACGGCAACTGGAAGCCAAGACAGGTGCGACAAGATATCTGATGAGCGTTCTTGCCAGAGAGCTGGTTGCCAGTGGTGATGTATATCACTCTGGCTATGGGTTGTTCCCGTCAGAACAGGCGCGTAAGGACTGGCAAAACGCCCGCAAAAAACTCTCGAGGGCAAAGGTGAAGAAACCTGTTGTGGTTGATCCGGGCCTTATCTGGACATTACCCGACGGAGAAATACGCCGCTACGACAGGCGTATGAACATAATCTGTCGCGAGTGCCGGAAGAGCGAAGCTATGCAGCGTGTACTGGCATTTTATCAAGGAAATGTTAGATATTTTAGACGTTACTAGATTAAAGAGCATTAGTTCAGATGTGAATTGACATTTTCATGGCGCAGGGTAGAGCCAGCGTGGTTGTCCGCTTTGCGTCAAAACCAGATATTACCAGATTTAGACATATATTCCCGATAGCCCTGCTCTGATGCTACACTCTGTGCTATTTTCATGACCCCAATAAAAATATTTATGACTATTGCTGATTTCAAACGGCCTAAATTGGAGCTTCCAAACGGGGCAAACAAACTACTACTGCACTCTTGCTGTGCTCCATGTTCCGGTGAAGTGATGGAGGCGCTTCAGGCCTCGGGAATCGACTACACCATCTTTTTCTACAACCCGAACATTCATCCTCAGAAAGAGTATTTAATTCGTAAGGATGAAAATATTCGCTTTGCTGAACAACACGGCGTGCCGTTTATCGATGCTGATTACGACACCGACAACTGGTTTGAACGTGCCAAAGGAATGGAATGGGAGCCTGAGAGGGGGATCCGTTGTACCATGTGTTTTGACATGCGTTTTGAGCGGACAGCGTTGTACGCTGCTGAAAATGGTTTCAGTGTGATCAGTAGTTCACTGGGCATTTCACGCTGGAAAAATATGCAGCAGGTTAACGAGTGTGGGCGGCGAGCTGTTGCGCATTATCCGGGTATGGTGTACTGGGATTATAACTGGCGCAAGCAGGGCGGCTCGTCCCGTATGATTGAAATCAGCAAGCGCGAAAAATTCTATCAGCAGGAATATTGTGGCTGTGTGTATTCTCTGCGCGATACCAATCTACACCGCAAATCTCAGGGACGCCCTCTTATCAAAATTGGCCAACTCCACTACGGAAAAGAAGAGAAGGAGTGATTTTATGGATCACCTTTCTGATTGATTTCATATTGGCGAGGTGACGTGAGTTAAGTAGAATTGCTGCGGGTGCCTGAGGCTGTCTGCCTCAGGCATGAACACCAAAAGGCAGATAGAGAAAGCCCCAGTTAACATTACGCGTCCTGTAAGACGCTCAACATTAATCTGAGGCATATGGATGCGGATGAAAGAATTAAATAAATTCAGAGTGATAGACCTCTTTTGTGGGGCAGGTGGATTATCTTATGGTTTTCTTCATGGAGAGATGTCTGACTACTTTGAAAGTATCCTTGCTATTGATAATAATGCTGCAGCTATAAATACCTACAATGCCAATTTTGGTTTGCATGGAGTTCAGGCAAATATTGAGGAGTGGGCATCCAGCAATACTGTTCCTGAGGCTGATGTGGTCATAGGTGGCCCCCCGTGTCAGGGATTCAGTTTATTGAATAAGAATCGTTATGGTGATCACCGAAGAGCATTGTGGGAGCCTTATATGGATGTCATTGAGCGTTCAAGGGCTTGTATGTTCGTCATGGAAAATGTCCCCGGATTGCTGATAAGCGATGAGTTTGCGGACATTACGTTTAGAGCGAAATCCATGGGCTTTATTCTGCTTAATCCAATGGTGTTGAATACTGCTGACTATGGAGTACCTCAGACAAGAAAACGAACGATAGCAATCGGTATCAAACGAGAACTCTTCGATGTGCATAGTATTCCGGCGTTCCCGCCAGCACCAACGCATCGTTCCCCTGATAAGGATGTCGCTTTGCCTGAATGGGTCTGTACGCGTGATGCAATTGGTGACTTACCTGCTCCTGTTGGAACTGATATTCGTAATGAACTTCCTCCGCTGAACTTACATTTTGGGCGTAATCCCACACCTGTTTCTCTGGAGCGATATAAAGCGGTTCCACCAGGAGGTAACCGTTTCGATTTGCAGAAAAAAAGACCTGATATAACCCCGGCGTGCTGGCTAAAAAAGAAATCTGGAGGGACCGATTTGTTTGGACGTCTGTGGTGGGACAGACCTTCAGTAACGATTCGTACTGAGTTTTTCAAACCGGAGAAAGGGCGATATTTACATCCGGAAGAGGATCGGCCAATAACTCATCGTGAGGCAGCGAGATTAATGTCTTTTCCTGATAATTTCATTTTTACCGGTTCAAAAACTGAGATTGCAAAGCAGATCGGGAATGCTGTTCCACCGCTATTTGCGGCAAAAATCGCACAATATGTGTATGGAGTTTTGCAGGGACGGTATAAGAATAACATCAGTAAGAATAGTCAAGCAGCCTGAAGGAAATCCAGAAATGAATGGAGATTTGGTTGACAGCATAGTTGGTTTTGCTGAAGCCAGAAAGGAGTTTCATGCCCAATTGTTACTGAATACGCTCACAATTAATACTGCCGGAGTTGTTAGTAACGCAGATAGCAGTAACAAAAACAGTAAAGCTATAGCAAGAGAAATTGCTCGCTTCTTGCAGGCTGAAACGATTGGTGAACGTGTTGCAGGGCAAACATCTGGTAATCAGTTTGAGAGTATCTGCGCAGAGTTTATAGAAAAAACCTTTTTTAAACTCAGCCACTTACGCCCTGGAAAATGGAATGTACATCAGGTTTCTGGTAGAAACAGATTAGAGATAGCTAAATATGAACAATATGCCCATCTTATAGCATTGGATAGTGCTGCAAAAAGTAATCCTCAGCTAGCTGCTGCACTGGGGAGTGATTATACGATTTCACCAGATATTATTGTTGAAAGAGAACCTGAATGTGATCAAGTTATCAACAGTCCTGAATTACTGGTGGATGATTCTGTTACCCGCATGTCAGCTCTCAGGAGTTCGAATGGTGGGAAACCAATATTACACGCAAGTATTTCCTGCAAATGGACAATAAGAAGCGACCGGGCCCAGAATGCTCGTTCTGAGGCATTAAATCTTATTCGCAACCGTAAGGGAAATCTCCCTCATGTAATGGTTGTTACTGCTGAGCCTACTCCAAGTCGTCTGGCGTCTATTGCTCTTGGTACTGGTGATATAGATTGCGTGTATCATTTTGCGCTTTATGAACTTATATCAGCAGTTGAAATACTGGGGCTCAGCGATGCAGCTGACATGCTTTCCGTGATGGTTAATGGTAAAAGATTAAAGGATATTTCTGATCTTCCCTTGGATCTTGCAGTCTGACATCTCTACGTAAATAGAGTCTGTCATATTTTAACTGTGATGGCACGTCATTGACTTCAGTACATTTTTACTAACCCGCTTCGCGGGTTTTGTTTTTTCCTGGCATTCTGGTTTACAATCCACACGCCAGCCTGAACAACTGGCACCTGCTGCGCCAGCAGAGACAACCGATGGCGCACAATACCAAACACCACAATTCTGATGCCGACCCTGCCAGCAGACACGGACGGCGCTCTCACGCATTCAAATATGACTGGTACCAGCATGACCAATGCACTGAAGAACAGGCCGAGTGGCTGATTCAGAATTACCGCAGACGTGGATACCAGTTTCAGAAAGGCCTCAATCCTGACTTCCGACACTGGATAATTTCCGTCAGGCTCCCTTATTCCGAACGCCCGCCGCGTCCATCCCGCACATATCAGCAACGCATCTGGAGGTAACGTGCGGGTATTACTTCGACCTGTTCTGGTACCGGAACTCAGTCTGGTTATCGTTAAGCCAGGCCGTGAATCAATGTCAGTATTCCATAACGGCAGAATATTGGTGGAACCGGAACCCAAAAACATGCGCAGTCTTCCGTCCGGCGTCGTTGCAGCCGTTAGCCAGCCGTTGGCTGAGGATAAAACATTACTACCATTTTTCAGCGATGAGCGGGTAATTCGTGCAGCAGGTGGTGCAGGTGCACTGTCTGACTGGTTATTACGTCACGTGAAATCCTGCCAGTGGCCACACGGCGATTATCATCACAGCGAAACAGTCATTCACCGTTACGGTACCGGCGCGATGGTGTTGTGCTGGCACTGTGACAACCAGCTGCGTGACCAGACATCCGAATCACTCGAGCAACTTGCTCATCAAAACCTGTCAGCATGGATGATTGACGTCATCGGTCACGCAATAAGCGGTACGCAGGAGAGGGAGTTATCGCTGGCCGAATTATCCTGGTGGGCGGCCTGCAATCAGGTGGTGGATGCACTACCTGAGGCAGTAGCGCGTCGTTCTCTGGGATTACCGGCGGAAAAAATCCGCTCCGTATACCGTGAAAGCGACATCATACCGGGAGAACAGACCGCCACCAGCATACTGAAGCAGCGCACAAAAAATATTGCGCTACCGCCTCACACCCACCAGCAACAGAACCCACCACAGGAAAAGACGGTGGTCAGCATTGCCGTTGATCCGGAGTCTCCGGAATCCTTCATGAAACGACCTAAACGTCGCCTCTGGGTAAATGAGAAATACACACGCTGGGTAAAGACACAGCCGTGTGCGTGTTGTGGTAAGCCAGCGGACGATCCTCATCATCTGATTGGTCATGGTCAGGGTGGAATGGGAACAAAATCCCACGATATTTTCACGCTACCGCTGTGTCGGGAGCATCACAACGAGCTTCATGCGGATCCGCTGGCGTTCGAAGAAAAGCATGGTTCCCAGGTTGATTTAATTTTTCGTTTTCTTGATCACGCCTTTGCGACTGGCGTGCTCGGGTAAAAGAGGTGACTGATGCTCATAGAGTTTGTTTTGCCTTACCCGCCGACGGTGAACACCTACTGGCGACGTCGTGGCAGCACATATTTTGTATCAAAAGCCGGTGAGCGTTATCGCCGGGCTGTGGCGCTTATTGTTCGCCAGCAGCGGCTGAAATTAAGCCTGTCCGGAAGGCTGGCGATAAAGGTGATTGCAGAGCCACCGGATAAGCGTCGTCGCGACCTGGACAACATTCTGAAAGCACCGCTGGATGCGCTGACGCATGCGGGAGTGCTCATTGATGACGAGCAGTTTGATGAAATCAATATTGTACGTGGTCAGCCAG